TTCGGAGCCTCCCGTAGAACTTTCCCCTGCCCATAAAGCGGCCGAAGAGTGGAAGAATGTTCTCAACGAACACCAAAATCTTGTCAGAAACGCCCCAAACTGTTATACTGGTGTCGCTTGTAAAAAGTGCCTTAAGTACCAATATAAGAAGGGTTCTATTTCTGTCAAGTCCATGCAGTTGCCCTTTCCAGACCTTATTTGCTCATGCCCAAACCCTAATAGGATTGGCGCGCCCATGTGTTTTTGTCTTACCGATGAAAGCACACGTACCCTTGTGAGCTCCAAAACCCATGGCCACCAAGTTGAATCATTCGGTTTTGAGGACATTACTAATCTGAAAGACAGAGCTTTAGCTTTTTGGGCAGACATGGGTGAGGAATATCTCCCCGAGTGTAACCCACAGGTTGTAGCTTCGGTCTTAGGTTTTTGTGTCGGCAGTATCGCTGTTTACATGTTTATCGCTTTCCCCTCCAAATTTCAAGACTATTTGTCTAATGGTGGGGGGGTTTTTGCTAGAAAGGCTGGTGAGTATTTTCGGAGTGTCATTGGCTCATATGAGTCTCTAGATGCCAAGAGTAAATACCCATTTGAATCTTATATGGACTTGGGTGACCAAGACTCGGAAGATCGGGTTGATTGCGACATACGTCGTGAGCAAGACCGTGAAGACTACCGAGATAGGAAATACCAAGAGAAATTGGACCGTGATTCAGCTGCTGCAAATAGGCAGTTCGTTAATAGCCGTTATTCTCATTTGTGGGATGATAGTGCTGACTACGCTTGGGAAGCTAAGGAAAATACGAAGAAATGCACAGGTAGAGACATTACTTTTGAGGAAGCTTATATCACAACCCTAGATGGTTTGATTACCGAGATTGAGGAAAAGAAAGCCCTCGTGAAGCTCGGCTCATACATTGGGGTTAAAGGTGTAAAGTATACTTATGAAAGTGTTTCTAAGTGTAGTAAACTTTGTCGTGGACAGTGGCCCGTGAAGACTCATGGTGTTACCATGCTTTATTGTAAATGTGGTGCTCCTGAGCCCCCACTTGACTGTTCAATTCTAGTCTCAAAAATTGTTGATGCGCAAAAGGCCAAAGCGGAAGCTAAAACTACCGTGACACCTCATCCAGTGGTCCCTAAGCCTGTAATAACCACCACGCCCTCTCCGGTGGTTCCAAAACCTGTGATTACTGTTGTCGCTCCCCCTGTCAAAAAGAAGAGCAAGACCAGCACCGAGAAAACTGGCGGTCATGAGGCTAAACAGCCGGGAGCTTTCGCTCTTTCCTTGACCGACAATGCTATTGGTTCTTCGATCTGTAGAAGTCAATTTATCGTTTATTCCGACGAAAATCTGTCGGCCGAAAAAGGAACCTGTTTTCCTGGATATGTCACAACCACAAATTCGGATGGAGTTCTTGAGAAGAAGACCTTGATTATTTTTAATAGTCACTTTCTCATCGAATCACCTAGATGTGGTTTTGTCCAAAATCAGACCTTTTTCCCTCTTGCCGAAGGCTCTTACCGTTGGAAAGAAACAGATCTTTGTGCTCTCCCTGCCACGCCCAATATGTTTATAGGGAAGGGTAAGACTGTTTGTTTGGATGAAATTAATACGCCCCCCTCTCGTGTCTATCTCTGCACTCAGATAGGTAATAAGGATGGTACTGTTAGTCGCGTGGTTTGTCCCGGATCTGCAAGTACATCTCACCCTGATGTTTCTGGTAGTGGTACCCATTATACCTCCGATTATCACTCTTTGCCTGGCTATTGTGGGTCAAGAATGACTACTAATTTGTCGACTGTTTGTGGACTTCATTATCATAGTAATGGTAATGGTCAAGGAAACAATTGGTTGCCTTTTACTTCGGATGTCATGGAGTGGCTCAAGAGTCTCTGAAGGTGCCCGGCTTCTTTTGCTAGGTACGAAGAGGTTTCTGGGAATTTACCTGATTTCAGCTTCGATTCGACACTAAAAGTGATGAAGACAAGTGCCCGTAGGATTGCAGAGTATCCCTACGCGCATCTCCAACTTGTTTGTGACTCTGATTATAAAAGACAATACACTAATGTTGGTTTGAACTTTACAAGTTTAACCGACCAGGACTG